TATTATACTTGTCCCTACATTTTAGGATAATATATTATTAATATCCGCGTTTTCCTTCATAAATATAGATAAATATGATTCGTTAAATACTTCTTTTTTACCTTCATGGTTTTTTATAAATATATATGAATCATTGCGTTTTTTTATAGACCAACCTTTATCTAAAGCATTAAATAAAAAAACCATTTTATGAAATTTAATTTTATCTATTTCTAATTGTTTATCTGCTATTTTTATTTCTATATCCATATTGCTTAAATATAGTTTCCATTCTTTATTTTTTCTTTTAACTTATTTATATTTTTGCTTATAAAATCTGGAATAGTGTTTTTCTTCATTATCTAAAGTAGTAAGATTTGTTTTCACAATATTTTCCATATTATCTGAATAATATATATTTTGAATAATATATCCTTTTTTAATAGGTGCCGTTTTCATATATTCTATACAATTTGCACAAGGCTTACTTGATTGTAATTTATTTTTTGTTGATAATCTAATGACCAATATATTTATTGGTGTTAGTTTCTTCTTAATCTTTAATGGTTTTAGTTTATTTATAACATCTTGTTCTGCGTGAATTCCAGGCATTAACCCATCACTATCAGCCATTTGATTCACACCAAAACATAATATATTATTTTTGTAAGACATCTTTCCCTCTTAATATACACGCTACATGATTATAATGTCCACATAAACACGTATCTATATTTTTGGTTCCATTTTCATATTGATAAAGGTCCGTATTAGAAGGCAAACAAAATCGCTTAATAAACATCTTATCAAGTAAATTAGACATCTTAAATATATATTATTGTTAATCTATATTTAAATCATTTCAATTTTTTATTCAAATGTAATATATTTTTTAAAATTAATAATTAAATATTATTTCTAAAAAGAATATATAAATAATGCCATCATTTAAACCAAAGGCAACTAAAAAATTTAAAGTTTGTAAAAAATATTCTTCAACCTTAGATAATAAGCACAAAGAGTATATAAATGAATTTTCCAAAGATGAATTTGATACTATTCCTAAACTAAAAGAAGAAAAAAACACACTTATCCAACAATTAAATAATCCAGAACCGCTTCCAATTGAACAAGTAATGGAAATAAAAGATAGAATTAAAGAGATTACACAAATTACAAAAGAACTAAAAAATAAGAAAAAAAATTATTTTCTGGATAATTCCAAATATATTTTTGAATATTTTGAAAATAAAAAAAATATTAATAATGTGGATGAAACTAACAAAAATATTACCTCTAAAAATCAAATACTTTTTAATATTTTTAAAGTGAAACACGATGATGCGGGTAATGAAATAAATGTGACTGAAAATAAAAATAAAAATATTGTTCAAAAGTATTTAAGCAACATCGATGAATCTTTTTTAGATATGAACGCATTTGTTAGAGAAACTGATATTTGTCAAAATTGCTATAAAGGCGAAATGATCCCTTTGGATGACGAAGGTGTTCTTATTTGTAATAGTTGTTTTGTTAATCTACCATATTTAATTGAAAATGAAAAACCCAGTTATAAAGAACCTCCAAAAGAAGTTTGCTTTTATGCTTATAAAAAAATCAATCATTTTAAAGAAATATTAGCACAATTTCAAGGAAAAGAAACCACTCTAATTCCTGTTTATGTGATTGAACGAATAAAACAACAAATCAAAAAAGAAAGAATTGGGCTTGAACAACTAACATATTACAAAACAAAAGATATGCTTAAGAAAATTGAATCTAATAAATATTATGAACACATCGCATTTATTAAAAATAAACTAGGAATAAAACCTCCTGTATTAAGTCAAGAACTAGAAGATACTTTATGTAATTTATTTATGGAAATTCAAGCACCTTATGCCAAATATTGTCCAGATTACCGTGTCAATTTTTTAAATTACTATTATGTTTTATTTAAATTCTGCGAACTTCTTGGAGAGACACAGTATTTACACGATATTCCTTTATTAAAAGATCGTGAAAAACTAATCGAGCAAGATGAAACATGGAAAAAAATGTGCGTTGAATTAAATTGGGAGTTTATACCTACTGTGTAACAAATTTATTGTTTATTGTTTTTTTTTGTTTTTTTTGTTTTTTTTGTTTTTCGTCTTTTGTGAATTATACGTTTTTTTGCAAATGTTTTTCTTCGTTTAGATTTACTACGTGTAGTTGTTTTATATCCTCTTGCTGTAAATTTTCCAAGTTCTTGGTCGATGTCTCTAAATAAATCTGTTTTTAATTTTTTTACAACTTGTTTTTGTAATAAAGTATTTTCAGTAGGTAGTCCAAATATCCATCTATTTATATTAAAATAAACCTCTCTATTTTCATTTATTATTATTTTACTATTTTTATTATTAATGCTATAAGTATCACAACCCTCATTAACTAATTCGTTTGTTTCTGGGTCGCGAATTAACATCATTGTACAAGACCCTGGTTTATAATCATTATTAATAATGGCTATATTATTAAAAATAGCGTATTCGATATTTGACTCTGTTTGTTTACCTTGTTCGGTATATAAACTAACAAATGTGCCTTTTAATCGTGATACGATTTTATTTCTTTTATATTTTTCTTTTATTTTTTCGTCTAATGAAATATAATAAGTTTCTCCTATAAGTAAATCTGTTGGATTTATTTTTTCAAAAGGAAAATTAGCGTGATTTGACATTTATTATAATATATTGTGATATTTTATAATATAATTATATAAAACAACTTAAAAATTTATTCATATATTATGCTTAAAAACCCCCAGGCCAGGATACAAGATTTGCACCTATACCGAACCCAGCACCTGATCTAGCAGTTACCCCCATTGAAGGAATATAAGTATCTAATATAGCAAATGTGGCCGCAGCGGTTAATGCCAACAACGCAATTTCTTCAAGATTTAACGAACGCTTTGGAATTGCAAAAGCAGCAATTGCTACCATTAACCCCTCAATTAAATACTTAATAATACGCTTAATAAGTTCAGAGATATCAAACATACTCATCTTTATATAAAATAAAAAGAAAAAAATATATTTTAGTAAATTAAAACTTAAACATTAATTTGTTAAAATATATAATGAGTAAAAATAAAGCTTCGAAAAATGCATTTCAAAGAAAGTTAAAGACAGATGGAACTCCTAATCCTAAATATGTTGACGTATTAGATGTGGATAAAGAAATTGCGGGTCAAACATTTGGCTGTTTCTCTTTTATATCTCCTGAAAAAATCCTAAAACAAAAGGAAATGTATTTTTTTGAAGAATTCCTAAAGCAATGGGAAATGAATAAATCCATGGAAAAATTTCACCAATTTCTAAATTTTATTTCATTTAAATATAAATTACAATTTGAAGAAGTAATAAAGGATTTTGAAACATTTGTAAAAGAAGAACGCGATACAATTGTTAATTCATCTATTGACCACGATTATAAAAGTTTCTTAGATCGCGAAGAAGATTCTCTTGAAAAGAAATTTAATACAAAACATAATTTTCAAACCTCTGTTAGAGGGTTTAAGTCTAGAGGCAACTTTGGTTCACAAAATGAAGCTGAAATTCGTGCAAGACTTTTAAGAGAAATGGACCCTAATTTTGATGTATATGTTGGACCTGTAGGAACGTGGCTACCTTGGGAACCAGAGGCGTATAAAACGGGTCGTGTTGAATATTTAGAAGAAGAATTAAATCAACTTGTACAAGAAAAAATTAAGAATGAAACGATTGCTAAAACCGCATTTGAACAACGTGTTAAGGAGACTAAACAAAAAGCGATTGATGATAATAAGAAAAATGCTGAAAAACACGGCAATGTTGTTACTCAAGATATTGATGAAGAAGGTAATTTAATTGGTGCTGGAAATAATACTACTGAAAAAACATTTGATTCAAAAGAAACTGAAACTATTTCTGTTTCTGATATTCGTTCAGAATTATTTGATGGGGATAATGTAGTAGTAGGAAAAACAGATTATGGTCAAAGTCAATTAAAATCTGGACCACTTGTTTCTAAGAAAGAAAATTAAATAATATATTTTATTTATTGTTATTATAATAAATAAAAAAATGAATAACCTGGGTTATAGCATATGTATTGATTTAAGTAATTGTTCTATAATAATAATCATTATTAAATACTATAACATTTTTAATACTTCTAGACATTTTAGCAGCTGAAATATGCTCTGTTTCAGCAGCTTTCGCAATTGTTTCCCACGTTCCTAAAACTTGTCCTGTTTTTTTTTCAACTTTTTCAACTTTTTTACCGGTGGATGAAGTAGTTTTATGATTATATTCATCATTTTTTAAGGATAATCCATAATATCCCTCATTAGAACCATAATTTGTCCATACAGTTGATTTTAAAGTGTATTCACACGAATTTAGATATTCTTTAATATCTTTCATATCGTTATCATTGCATTCTTTGTTTACACTTTTTTTCCATCTTTGATATTCCTGAAGTAGTATTGAATTTAGAATCTTTCCACTTGGTGAAAAATGACACACTTGAAATAAAAATGTTTCAACATCGTCATTAACCATTTTTTTTTTATATTCAATATGTTTTAGTTTTACACCAATATATCCATATACTACTTGATTTTTATTTTGTGATGTGAGTCTTGATGGTTTAAATCTAGTATCTAAATAATTTTTTAAAGAATGAAAAACTTCTTTTTTAGGTTTTATTTTACTCCAAATCCTATATTGTCCTTCCATATTAACACACGATTCTTCAACATCAGTACGAACAATGCACATTGTGTTAATAAACTCATTAAATTTGTTAGTTAATTCGTCTTCTGGTAATAATGAATTTTGATAAACTGTTTGGTTTTCTTTTTCTATAATTTCTAATACTTCCTTTTGTTTGTCTATTTTTTCTGTTAATTCAACTATTTCTAAGCCTAGTTTTGTGATGGTATTTTTTTGAATAACTAATTCTTTTTTTAGATCATCATTTTCCTTTAATAGATCATCATTTTGTTTTAATAAATTGTTAAAATTATCAATATTATACATTTTCTCTTGAATTATTTCTTTGATATATTTTGTTAGGTTCTCAATTGTAAAATTGTCATTATTATATGCTATTATTTCGGTTTTATTCTTATCATTAATTTGAATAGTTCTAATTTGTTTTTTAATTTTTGGATGACACTTAATACAATTTTCTATTTCAACTTTGTTTTGCACTTTAAATGACTCTAATAAAATAAAATTGTCGTAATTTTTACGATGATCTAAAATTCTATTATGTAAATTATTTGTATGTCCAAATTTAATAAGTTTATCGTTAGTTTCATTAGTATTATTAATTGT